ATTCAGTGTCGAAGAAAACTCGAATCAGCATCGGGCGGCGGATCAGGCAGACGATCAACCTGAAAAAAGCGGACGCAGAAAAGCCAATCAAGATCAAAAGGACAGCGACAGCCGAAACGCCGGTCGGTGTCGTTTCAATCGACAAGCAAACACGGGCGGGGTTGCAGCACTTCGCAGCTCGGCAGAACAGTCGTGGAGTGTCATACAAGATTGATAAACGAGGTGGTCGGAAGTTGGTGACGAGTGCTTTTATGGGTCCACGACCTGGAGTTCTTGCCCCGAAACTTCATGGTGGAGTATTCAAGAGAGTCGGCGGTGATCGAAACCCAATCGTGAAGCTCTACGGCGTTTCTCCCTACGGTGCCTACGCAAAAAATGACATGTCAAAGGCTGAAGTTGAGTTCATCAATAAAAGCCTGATGACGGAAATGGAACGACGAATCAACCTCAATATTCTGCGAGCCAATGGGCTCGTGAAGAAATAGGAACACACAATGCCATTGCTACGCCGTCGAGCCGTTTTCGCTGCCAAGGTCGAAACCACAATCGGAACTGCCGAATCACTGACCGGTGCGGAAGGTGCGTTCAACGCTCGCGATTTTACGATTCAGCCGAACGTGCCGATTACTCGGCGCGAAGGTCAGGGCGGGTTCAATTACTTGCCTGGCATCGCGGAAGGAATGCAGGGCACTTGCACAGTTACAATGGACATGGCCTACGACGGAACGACCGTTCCGACATGGGCGAGCGTATTGCTTCCAGCGTGCGGATGGGTGCAGACGACCGGTGTCTTTTCTCCGCTGTCTGAAGGCCCAGGCACCAACGTCAAGACGATTACAATCGGCCACTACAAAGACGGCAAGCGAGCCCTGTTGTCCGGCGCAATGGGCACATTCAAAATCATGGCCCCAACGGGCAAAATGGCATCGATTGAATTCACATTTACGGGCAAGTACAGCACCAACGAAACCGACACGGCATTGATCGCACCGACGTACCCAACAACTCTACCGCTGCGAGTCGCGGCCGGTGCCTTGACATGGAACAGCGTCGCGTTGTGTACCTCTAACGTCGAAGTGGATGCAGGGAATTCCGTAATCATGCGAGAGTGCATGAACGCAACTGATCGAAGTGGTTTCGTTTCGGCCATCGTCACGAATCGCCAGCCGGTCATTACTGCAGACCCTGAGTCTGAGCTAGTCGCCACTCAAGACCGTGACGCCCTCTGGCTGACGTCAAGCCCGCAAGCGTTCTCGATGCAGATCGGCGTGGCCGGAACAAGCATTACGGTTGCCGCGCCGAAAGCTCAGTTGGAAAACAAACAGCAGGGCAATCGAAACGACATGATGACCGACGACCTGACATGGCTGGCCACCAAAGGCAGTGCGGCCGACACTGAACTCACAATCACTTTTGACTGATATGAAACATGCCTCGAAGTCTTGACCCGAACGCACGCCTGACGATGGTTTTGGCGTGTGATGAAAACGTGAATCCTCAACCGAAAATCTTCGCAAAAGCCCCGACGCTCAATCAGCAGAGAAAGCTGATTGGGCTTATGGACACGCTGCAAAGCGGAAGCCTGCAATCGCAATTCGATGCCATCATCGACGCGGCTGCGGTTTGCCTGACAGGCTGGGAAAACATTCCGACGCCATTCTCTCGCGACACGATCGGCGACGTTCTGAGCCTGGAAGAACTCATGGAGGTTTTTGGTTTCCTTGTCACGTCCACAGTTCCATCGGCGGACGATAAAAAAAAGTCAGAGTCGCTGCCCTCGTAAGGTGCGGCGAACTCTGCAAGTCGTGTGTCGGAAAGTGTCGCGAATCTGTCTCTGACAAGTTCCCGGCAGAGATTGAATGCCCGATCTGCGGAGGAGATGGCAAGGACTGCGAGCACTGTGAGGGCGGTTGGTACACGGTGAGTCAATGCCCATCGAAGTACATCGGGGCAGAACTGATACAGGATATTTCAGTAGTGTCGGCATGCGAGCATCATCTGCCTGTGGCTGGTGGGCTTTTGGATCAATCAGCGTGGTGGTTTGAGCTTCGAGGATTGTTGAAGTCTGAAGAAAACCGAGTCCAAGAAGAACAAGCAAAGCGGCGGAACTAATGGTAACCAACGGCATCGACTTTGTAATCGGCGGAAAGAACCAGGCAGCCCCTGCGCTTGCGTCAACCGAAAAAGGTCTATCACGACTCGAAGCCGGCACGAAGTCTCTGAAGACCGCCACGACATCCCTGATGGCGTCAATGGCTCCACTGCTGGCCGTGTTGGCCGCTGTCAAAACTGTGATGGCTGCGGTGGGTGGCGTGAAGGCAGCAAACGAAGCCTACGACGCGCAGACGGAATCAATCAAGAAGCTGAATTCTACTCTTGCAATTCGAGGTGCGCAAGGCGCATCGGCAGGAATGCAGCAGGTCGCGAAGGATCTGGAAAAGCTGACCGGCGTTTCCGATCAGACGACACTGGCTCTGATGCAGCAAGCTCAGTCGATGGGCTTCGCAACCGGCGCAATGGACGACGCAGCCAAAGCCGCTTTGGGACTGGCAGCAGCCACAGGCAAGACCGCTGATCAATCACTCGGCGATATGAAAGCAGCTCTTGAAGGGAACTTCGAGTCGTTCCACGGATTGAATCCGCAGATTATGTTCATGCGGACGAATCAGGAAAAGCTGGCTGCCGTTCTCGCGATTGCAAATCAGGGACTAGCACAGCAGGCCGCCGACACAACAAGCGTTGCTGGCTCTGGCCGACGAGCTGATACCGCAATGGGCACGCTGATGGAAACCTTCGGGGCCATCATCGCACCGATTCGCGTGTTGATCAGTGCAGGGTTGCAGCAACTCGCAGAGACGCTAACGGGCATGATGGCACCAGCGGCGGAATATGCCACGAGCGTTCTCGAAAACATCGGGCCGATCATGGACTACGTCAAAGAAAAAGTGGTTCAAGGTATCAATGTCGTAATCGGTGCGTTTACGTTTTTGGAAGTCATCCTAACAAACCTCGGCACCGTCTGGGATCTGGTGCTGGCTTACGCTGAAAAGACCATGCTTGGAATCGTCGGGGCTGTCATGCACGCACTCACGGAAGTGATTCCAGCCTATGCGATGTGGTTCGGGGAGAACTTCGTAAACCTGATTCGTGATGGCCTTGTGTTGGCCTTCACGGTGGTCACCAATCACATTGCAAAGATCGTCGACGCATTTCAGGCACTGTGGGATTTCATCGCATCCGGCGGCCAAACAGACGTTCTCGGGGAACTTGGAAACATCGCTGGCCGGTCATACCTCGAAGGCTTCCAATCGTCACTGACAGCCCTTCCAGAGATCGCAGCAAGGCAACTCAGCCAGCGTGAACAAGACCTCGCGGACAAGGTCGGCAAGATCGGCGCAAAGCTCGGTAATGAGTTTTCCGACAAGATGGAAGATCGAATGGTCGGTGTTGGCTCAACGATCAGCGATGAGATGTCAGCGGCCACGAGCAACATCAATCTCAAAGGCAAGGGCGCGGTGATGACGCAAGGCATTCCGGCAACGGAAGGCCGCCTCTTAACACGAGGACCGGGCACGCGAATCCCTGAACTGATGCAGCAGATTCTGAACGAGCTGAAGAAAAAGCCAGATAAGGCAGACAACCGCAACGGCAGGCCGCTCGTGCAACTTGACCCGCAAGGCATGGGGCTGCTCCAGGCTATCGCGACGAACACCGGGAACACACTCCAAATGGAGGCTATCGTATAATGGCAGCCCTCAATGTCACGCCAATGTGGAGTAAGGAAGGCGGATCAGGCGAGTCTGAAAAGTACGACTCATTTGCCACGAAGTTTTCTCACACCGAAGGCTACATGGTCGAGGCCCAGCCAGGCGACAGTGCTGAAGATGTTTTGGCAACGAGCGGCCTTTCTGTGATGGATATTCCAGATTACGGGGCACGACACAGGTCCGGGGCTGATTCGTTTGTTGATTCAAAAGACGCACAACCTCTCGGGCCGATTTTCTGGGTGGTCACAGTCAATTACAAGGGCTCGCGATTCGATAGCAATGTTGACATTGAATGGACCGACTCAACGGCGTCAGAGCCGATTGATAGAGATTACAATGGGCGAGCAATCGTCACTTTCAACAATGAACAGATTGAAGGGCTGACGTACGAACTTGCAGATCCTGTTGTTGTGATTCGCCGCAAATTTCTTTTGTTTAACGCTTACACGATTTCACAATATCGACACGCGACAAATTCAGACACGTTTCTCGGATGGCCGCCCGGAACCGCAAAGCTGATTGGAATATCCGCGAAAAACCAGTTTAAGTGGAACATGCCTCTTGAGCAGTGGGACGTAACAGCCCGTGTTCAATTTCGTATCCCATACATGGGCGCGACAGCTGCTCAGGCGTGGTATAAGCGATGGCGACATGAAGGGCTGTTGGTACGTGAGCCCAGCGCACAAGATCTTCTGAATAACACCGAACCGGAGGTGTGGCCGATTGTACGCGCGAGAGACAATATGGGGCAGGAAGTCACAAAGCCTGTGCTACTCAGCATCATCGGCACAAAAGAAGACAACCCAGACCTTGCCATGTTCAACTACACGCGACTTTACGGATCACTCCCCTACTCGGCCCTCGGGTTAATCTAAAACAAAGGCAACACATGACGACTATATTGGACGAGGTACGAGTTACAGGATCAATCTCAATCAAAGACACTGGACTAGCTCCACATACGCGGGCATCGATTCTGAAGCAGGACGCACTCGCGGTTTTCCCCGTCCGGCTGACTGGCCTGAGAGTGTGGGATGCAATCCATACAAATCTACCCGGCACTGCGGCAACTGATGACCTTGCACTGGTCGGCGGGACATTTGGGACCTCGCCCCCAGTCGTATCGGCGGGCGACTGTAAAGCACTGGGAGCGACGAGCCGCTACGCTCGATTCATGGTCGAACTTCCTGAGTGTTACGAAGCAGGCGAAACTGTCACGCTGTCACTGTCTGCTGGAGTGGTGACTACGGTCGCTTCTGTCTCCTGCACTGTTGACGTTGAGTGTTATGAACTCGACAAGATTGGCGGCATCGGCTCGGATCTTTGCGCGACAGCAGCAACGACGATCAACTCGCTCGTGTTCGCCGCTAAGTCTTTCACGATTACATCAAGCGGACTGGTCGCGGGAGACGTGCTAGATATTCGGATCACGATCGCAGTCAACGACGCGGCGACAGTCACTGCGGTGACTCCGACAATCGCCGCGATTGATCTTCTCTGCGACATCAAAGGTTGATCATGGATCAGATTGGCGTTTTCACTCCTGAGCAAGCTCGCGAACTGTGGCAGTTCTACCAGTCACAGAAGCAGCTTCCTGCGCAGCTCACGAAGAACTTTCCCCAACGCCGGCCGATCGATGAGGTGTCGCCTCATCGCGTATCTGTAAAGAACACTACAGCAGAGACGATTCCTGCGTTCGCGTGTATGCAGGTCACGGGGACGGCAATTTATGCTAACCAAACAGTGGTGAATGTCACAAAGCCGACGACACTTGACGGCGAATATCTTTTCAACTCGCCATACCAAATCGAAGCGGGGGCAGCGGGCTGGGCGTATCGCTTTGGCGTTGTTGTGATGCTTGGAGCTGCACCTGGCGCAGCAAATGCGATCTATCAGCCCATCGTCGACTCGTGGGAGATTGAGGAAGGCGGCGGACCATTCACGGTGTTTGGGGCTTACGAGATCACTCCGGAATCGACGACAGCAGCTCTGATTGGTCGCTTTGGAAGCGCAGGCGGTGGCGGCGAAACAATCTGGTTTACCATCACGGACGTTCTTTGTCCCGAAACGGACTACGTTTCAGAAACGACACTGGTGGCAACAGCGACATGGTACACGGGCGGCTGCACTAAAGTTCCGCCCGGCGCAGAATACGGTGGCGAGTACTATGTCTATGATTTGTGCAGTTATCTTTCTTACTATACTGCTACGGAATTAATTGGCAAAACAGGCAGAGCCGGGTATTATTACCCATTAACAGGAAGCTGCGTT